ATTCAGGGCTCGGTCGAACCCTCTGATTTTCGCATTGTGCGTGATTAACCGCAGTAACCCAATTAACCAGAGAGAGGATTGCAACTATGATTAAGCAACTTGAAATTGAAGCGTTATTGAGAGTTCATTACCAAACCGTAGACATTATGAAGCTCTCAACTGACAAATACGCCGCAGAGTTCGGCGGCGAGCTTCCCACAACCCTAGTTGAGCAACTCGTAGCACTGGGGGCTGATATTCACGTGTATCATCTGCATAGGGCGGATGTGTCAACTGTTGTCACGTTCTAACAGCAACATAACGAAAGTACAGACAACATGAAAGTCAGTGAGTTAACCCGGCGTCAATTACAGATACTAGCGGAGAGTGTCCCGGAGTGGATGGCTGACCATCGCCCCCGGTGGATGGCTGACCATCGCGCGGAATGGATGGCTGACCATCGCCCGGAGTGGATGGCCCATGATCGCCCCCGGTGGATGGCTGACCATCGCGCGGAATGGATGGCCCGCAATTGCCCGGAATGGATGGCTGACAATTGCCCTGTGTGGATGGCTGACCATCGCCCCCGGTGGATGGCTGACCATCGCCCGGGATGGATGGCCGGTGATCGCCCCCGGTGGATGGCTAACCATCGCCCTGTGTGGATGGCCCGCAATTGCCCGGAATGGATAGCTGACCATCGCCCTGTGTGGATGGCACGCAATTGCCCGGGATGGATGGCTGACCATCGCCCGGGATGGATGGCCCGCAATTGCCCGGAATGGATGGCTGACAATTGCAGACTATCGCCCGGTATGGATATTCCAGAACATATCACTAAGCTACTCCAATGATAACTCAATAAGCGGATGTGTCAACTGTTGTGACATTCTAAATCAGAGGAAAATTACTATGACTAAATGCTATGACGTGCATGAGCCTGACGGTTTCCTTGTGCTATTACGATGCACAATGGACGATCTACCACTGCGTTTCTTCAATGACAGAGCAGATGCTCTGTTATTCGCTGGTAACTTCGCGGCAGAGGACAGGAGCCTCCCTCCGGCTGAAATGAAGGACTTCTACGACATTGGCGGAACTGAGGTCGTGTGTATTGACGTTTACTAATTTAAGGATGGAAAACCATCGAAGCGAGTAGGGAGGATAAATTTACAGTGACAAAAAAAGAACCCAAGATTCCAGTTCTCTTCCGAGCTTGGAATAGCGACCCCCGTGACATTTTCGCTCTATTCCCGGCGACCCCAGAGGGTGGAGGATGTGTTTGCAGTTACCAACATATCGGTCAACATTGTGCGGCTGATTACGACTTATGTATCAAGCGGAGTCGCCCGGCAACGCTGGCGGAGTATACCAGCCTAGCAGATGAGTTGACAGTTATCGGCTACTGTTTTCGCGTAGTCGCCCGACGATCACCCAAAATGAGGGAAGAGTACAATGCCCAAGACGATTAGACTTTCTGACATTGACTGGGACACCTCTAGCGAATGTGGGAGTTATTCTAAGTCGCCAAGCGCCAAGTCGCTCGGCCTGCCGAGCGAAGTGGAAATTGTTGTCAATAAGCGCTGGAACCCAACAGAGGAGGCCGCAGCTTACCTGTCCGATAACTATGGATATTGTGTCAATGGTTGCCAGTGGGAGGAAATCAAGAAATGATTCCGCTAGAGAAGGAGAGTCACATTCTGGAGCTATTGGCTAAGCAGACATTGTCGCAACGCAAAATTGCGTATATTGTCGGCGTATCCAGAGGAACTGTATCGTGCATTGCCAATGGCAAAATACGTCATCGCAGTAGTAACATAAGTGCCGACGAGGCAATCGACAGTGGATTAAGTGTCCCTCCGTCTGGGTCGTATGTTCGCTGTCCGGGTTGTGGCGGTATGGTGCAAATGCCATGCTTACTATGTTATTTCCAAAAGAATGGCATTGGATACCCAAAGGAGGTTTTGGAGGCATACCGTCATCCTAAGCCAGTGCCACTCACGAAAAGATGCAGCAGTTGTGAAAAAGACAAACCCGTAGCATCATTCGAGCAGAGCGATTCTGCCGTGAATGAAGTAACTATGATAAGGTCCATTTGTTTCGAGTGCCGAAGGCAGCATAACATCAATCTTAATTACAACAAGGGTCACTCATCACTAAATGACAAAAGAAAGGTTAGAGACTGGTGATATAATGAAGCAGGCTATTATCTACTGCCGTTTTTCCCCCCGACCTAATGCAGACGAGTGCGAATCAAATAAGCATCAGCGACACCGATGCGAGACTTATTGCATCTTCAGAAGATATGACGTGATTCATATTTTTGAGGATGTTTCTGTGTCTGGCAGAAAGCGTAATCGCCCGCAACTCAATGCTGCAATCGCGGCACTAGAGCCCGGCATGGTTCTCATCGTAGATCGCAACGACCGGCTGGCCCGCGACATGCTGGTGGCCCTGACTATCCATCACGAAGTCGAGCAACTCGGATGCACCATAGAGTTCGCCGACGGCTCGCCAATGAGGAACACCCCAGAGGGTAAGCTATTCTCTAATCTTCTCTCGGCCTTCGCTCAGTTCGAGCGTGAGCGATTCGCCATACGCACCAAGGATGGTATGGCCCGTAAGAAAGCAGAAGGAGTTTGGTGCGGTCGCCCGCCATACGGATGGCGGAAGATCAAAGGACAGAATGAATTAGTCAAGGACGAAGGCGAACAGCGTGTGCTTTCGGAGATTGTCTATCGAAATAGCAAGGGCTATTCGTCGGGTGCCATAGTAGCTTATCTGCACGGTATTCTCGTCACCTGTCGCGGTCGCCCCTGGTCTGCCAGAACAATTCGGCGTATACTGGCTAGGAAAAATAAGGTGGCCTAATTTACAACTTGACAGTCCCCAGGTTCCTGCCTACACTCAGAGGACAAGACTCGTGATTATCCAAGAAGAGAAAAACCCTCGTTGCGAACCAGGAAAAGACATGCGACCCGGCATTTATATTATCAACGAAGAGGAGAAGCGATTCATCGCTACACTCGATGATATCATATATGGTGGTGAGGAGGATCGTCGGGAGATCGGTCACGATATAGTCAATTTCATCAGGGATGTCGCTGTCGATCTGGAGACCGGAGAAGATGGTGCCACTCATCGAATCATTCGACTTGTAATTATTCAATAGGTGGGATAAATATGTCGCTGCAAGAATGGTTGCTGGAAGGCAAAGCTGAAATCTGCATGTTTGCCGAACACTGGCAAAAAAAGAATTGGGAGTCACCCGGATTATATCCATTGGAGCTTGCCGCTGGCGACTGGGACGAGCAGTATAGCCTGTGGATGCACACGGGAGGGAATCATAATGGCGTTTAATTTAGCATCCGTGTCAACTGGAACGTGTCTTCGGGCTCCTCGCATCATACTGCTGGGAGTCGAAAAGATCGGCAAATCTACATTTGCATCGGAGGCAAATAACCCAATCTTCATTCCAATCAGGGGCGAGGAAGGGATTGACGCGATTCCAGTTTCTAAGTTTCCAGTTGTGCGATGCTATGACGATCTTGTTCAGTGCTTAAGCTCACTGTATCTGGAAGCGCACAACCATAACACAGTTGTAATCGACTCAGCCAGTACCCTTGAACCTCTCGTGTGGGAAGACGTGTGTCGCAAAGAGGGCAACGTGGATAGTATTGAGAAGGTCGGCGGCGGATACGGCAAGGGTTATCTTGAAGCTCTCTCTCGCTGGCGTGGCATAACAGAAGGTCTCGATGCGTTGCGGGAAGCCAGGGGGATGGCGTCCATAATCATCGGTCACGTCAAGTCGAAACGGTTCGACGATCCCTGCGGTCCGTCCTACGACACATACCAATTCGACATCAACGACCGAGCCGCAAATCTTCTCTACCGATGGAGCGACGTAATTCTATTTTGCAACACGAAGGTAGTGGTGCAATCAGAGAAACTCGGATTCAACAAAGAGAAACATCGCGGCATTGACATTACGGGCGGCTCGCGCTTTTTGTACACTCAGAAACGCCCGGCTCACCCTGGGGGAGGCCGGGGTGTTTTTGGACAACTCCCTCATGAGCTTCCTCTCTCGTGGGCGAATTTCATGGATGCCGTACAGGCTGTATCACAGAGGAATCAGTAATGAATAAAGTATGCACAAAATGCGGAGTCGAGAAGCCAGATACCGAGTTCCGATTTACCGGCAGGATACGCAACGATGGTTTCCAACCCAGAAAAACAATCTGCAATACTTGTCGGAATGGATATTATAGGGCATGGGCAATACGCAGTCGATTCGCTCAAGCTCTAATCACAACAAGAACCGCAGCAAAACAACGTGGATATGCACCATGTACCGCAAGTAAGATTGAGATAGAATCATCTTTTACGGGTCGCTGTTCAATTTGCGGGACACCAGAATCAGAATGTTATAAGCGACTCAATATGGACCATAGCCACACGACTGGAGTGTTTCGGGGATGGCTGTGTAATAGGTGCAATCAGGCCATTGGGTTACTGCGAGACTCCCCCGAAATAGCACTAAAGTTAACTGAGTATCTTGGATCACATCAAACCGTAAGCTAGAGTAAGTAACTTCCACAATTCCCTTTTGGAGTGAAGAGACCATGAGTGACGTTCAACAATTTCTTGGTGGCGCATTTGACACCTACAGCGTGGAGCCGCAACAAGACTTCGCTGCGATTCCGCCTGGAAAGTACCCAGTCCTGATCGAGAAGGCCGAGGTCAAGGAAACTAAGTCGCATACTGGCCATTATGTCGAGATTACAATGGCGGTTCTCGATGGCCCGTTCAAGAACCGCAAGGTCTTCGACCGGATTAATATCCAAAATCCCAATGCGCAATGTGTCGAGATTGGCCTGCGATGTCTGGCTGCACTCGGGCAAGCGATTGGCTTGACCCACATTGCCGATACTTCGCAGCTTGTCAATCAAGTCTGCATTGCTCACGTCAAGGTCAAGGATGAGCAGAACGAAGTGCGTACATACAGTTCGGCCCAGGCTCCGCGAGCCGCAGCCAATAATGCCGTACAGCCTGCCCAGACGGTGTTTACGCAGTACGTTGCTCCACCAGTGAGTGCGCCCGCACTTCCTACTCCTGCATCTATACAGCAGACTGCAGCCAGTATGCCTGGACCTGTAAATCAGCCCACAACCGCTGGCGTTAAGCCGCCGTGGGCTCGATAGCTAAATAGCGTTGCGGGAACGGCGACCGTTAGCTCCCAGAATAGTTCTCGCAGGATAGCTTACAGTGGAATCGGTGACAGTCGGCAGAGACCGGCCTATTTTTACTAACAAGGATGCGAGTTCGGATACTACCTGCACTGTTAGTGTCGTTAAGGCGGAAGGCGACGACACGCCCCGCCGGGCAGGGAGTATCCGAACCCGCATCCTTAACCGGAGAGAATCTAATGAGCGAAACCGACCAGATCAAGGCCAACAAATTAGCCGACACTTCCCCTCTCGAATATCTCGTCAGACATCTCCTACTTGCAAAGAAGCAAGAGGATGCCGCAAAGTTTCATCGCATTACGCTAGAGGAGAAGATTGCGACTCACATACCTGGACCAGAACGCGGCTTCAATACCGTAACACTTCCTAATGGCACAAAGGTCACAGTCGAACGTGGTTTCAATTACAAGGCCGATGCGGCAGCAATCGAAGCGGAGTTCAATCAGGCCATGAAACCCGCTCCAATAAAGACCAAGACTACCAGAGAGTTGGATATCGTAGGATACGAATGGTATCTCACTAACGATCCAGAGGGAGCGGCTTTGCTGGCTGGAAAGGTCACTGTCACACCCAAGAAAATAGCTGTTACGATCAAGGAGAAGAAATGACAGCAATAGACCTACCCAAAATCTCATCGACCGTTGCAGCGATGACAGACATATCGAAACTTCTCCCCGAAAACTCGCCTGTTGTGGATGCCATCTATGCATACCACAAGAAGCGCGGCGACTTAGAACAATCACGTCAGTATCTTGGCATGTCAGAAATTGGCGGGCCATGCGAGCGCGCCTTGTGGTATCAGTTTAGGCAATGCTGCAAGCCGACACTCGACGGCAGACTTTACAGATTATTCGAGACGGGCAATCTGGCGGAGTCGCGCTTCGTTACTGAGCTTCGCGCCATCGGGTGTACCGTCCACGACGTTGACGAATCTGGCAATCAGTTTGCCTTCAGCGAACTCGGAGGCCACTTCTCGGGGCACATGGACGGTTGTGCTATAGGTATTCCCGGCGCTGAGAAGACTTGGGTGGTGCTTGAGTTTAAGACCCACAACGCCAAGAGCTTTGCGAAGCTCAAGAAAGAAGGCGTCAAGGCCGCTAAGCCTCAACATTGGGCACAATGTCAATGCTACATGAGAGCCAGCGGGATGACCCGCGCGTTGTACCTGGCTTGTAACAAAGACACTGATGATCTGTACGCCGAGCGAGTTCACTTCGATCCGTCATTCGCATCGGGGCTTATTGACAAGGCGCAGCGAATCGTAACAAGCACCACGCCGCCCGAGAGAGCGTTTACACGCCCTGATTATTTCGAGTGCCAGTGGTGCGATGCCAAGCGCATCTGCTGGGGCGACCCAGTCGGCCCGGCATTTCCAGTTCCCTCAATATCGTGTCGACAATGTTGCCATGCTACGCCAATTATTCACGACAATGAGACACTTGCGCCATGGGTCTGCGAGAAACATAAACGCGGACTGTCCGTATGCGATCAGGCGAAGGCTTGCGACGATCATCTTGTACTTCCTGGACTGATTGGATTCGCAACACCTTTAGATTATGATGATGGATGTATCATATTCAATGGGGAACTTAGTCAATGGAAGCACGGCAAGGGTGGATTTTCAACGAAAGAGCTAACGATTCTTCCAGCCAGACAGCTAGTGAACCCGCTACTGAATTCTGCGAAAGAAGAATTCGGAGCCACGGCTGCTGGCTTTTCGGCTTCCGATATTCTGGCCCGCTATCCAGAAGACCTGACTCGCATCGCATGGAAAGGTGCGCTCGGATTACTCAAAACCGAGTGGCAACGCCGATACAAAACAGAGATCGAGAAGATCGAACCTATTGCGAAATGTGAGGGATTCAACTACCGAGCCGCTGAGTTCCCTGGACAAATCGCCGTCATCGTATGGACTGATCTAACTCAGATTGGTGCAAGCAACTGTGAAATAAGGGAGGGAATTGAGTAATGGCAAAAGTGATGACTGAATTTCCTGACGACGATCAAGAGGAATCTGCACCCAGGGCGGCAGTAAGAGAACTCACCTACGACGAGAGCCAAGAATGGCTAAAGTGGTACATGGAGTACAGATTTGCCATCATGCGCGGAGAGAGACCAGAGTATAGAACTAGAGATTCGTTCGCAAAATGACATTCATCCTTCGCCCATATCAAATCGAAGCTATCAATGCAGTCCATAACTTTGTGTGTACCGAGAAAGGGAACCCGTGTGTAAGCACGCCAACCGGCTCGGGAAAATCTGTCATGATGTCGGCTCTGATTCGCCAATGGCAAGCAGAGACTCCTAGTGTGAGGGGTTGCATCCTGGCACATAGAAAAGAATTGGTACAACAAAATTATGAGAAAGCAGCGTATGCGGGGATTGACACCGGAATCTTCTCGGCGGGACTGGGACGCAAAGATTACGAATCTAATATCATATTTGCGTCCATCGACTCCATCTATAAAAGGTCCGGCGATTTCGCCCCCTTCGACTTCATCTTTGTGGACGAAGCTCACCGGATTCCTTTCTCGGGGGAAGGTAAGTATCGCACTTTCCTTAGCGGCTGTCGCCGCTTCAATTCCCGCTTACGAGTTGTCGGGTGGACCGCGACACCCTGGCGCATGGCTGGCGGTCAGTTGTGTCATCCTGACCATATCCTTACTCATTTGTGCTACGAGTCCAAAATAACGGAGCTTATCAACGATGGCTACTTGTGCAACCTCAGATCGAAAGTCGGAATCTCGCAACCTGACCTTAGTGAAGTCGAAAGATATTCAGGGGGAGATTACAAAGTTAATTCTCTCGCAAGCGCAACAAATAAAGATTCCTTGGTGTCGGATGCGGTATCCGAAGCTGTACGAATTATTGTCGGAGAAAATCGACGATTTGCCATCTTCTACTGCGTCGATATCGCCCACGCCGAGAAAGTATCGAAAGCGCTCGAAAGCCATAACGTCTACGCTCCGTACATCACGAGCAAAACAAAAACATACGACCGCGACAAAATAATTGCGGACTTTAAGGCCGGTTGCATTCACGCAATTTGCAATGTCAATGTTCTAACGGAGGGATTTGATGCTCCTATTGTTGACTGTATTGTGCTTCTCCGCCCTACTCTTTCTGCTGGCCTTTTTAGTCAAATGGTTGGACGGGGGCTTAGACCATGCGAAAGCAAGCACGATTGCCTCGTCCTGGACTTTGCTGGCTGCATTGACGAGCATGGGCCTATTGACTTACTTGGTGGCCAGCGGGTTGTGGAGGCTGTTTGTCTGAAGTGCCGCGAAGTCTTCAGTCGAGCATTGCGAGTATGCCCTCATTGCGGATGGGAGATTCCCAAGCGCGAAGTGGAGCGCATTGAGGCCGTCGAGAAAGAGAAGAGGATGCACGGAACGAAAGCATCACGGCGATCCATCCTCTCGAATGAACCGGAAACACTAACCGTAGATACGATCTATGTCAGTCGCCACAAGAAACCGGGCAATCCTGATTCAGTACGATTGCAATTCCGTTGCGGCCTACGAATGTTCCGTCATTGGGTATGCCTCGATCACCCCGGCACTCCTGGCGCTCTTGCTCAGTCATGGTGGAGGAGGTTTCACTCCGCACCAAGAGGAACGAAGTTCACCGTCAACGAAGTCCTAAGTGATTTATTCGTTTCGCAGAATCTAGTGGATAAGATTCATACAATAACAGTGCGAAAGAACGGGAAGTATTTTGAGATCATTGACTACAACCGGCAGATAGTTAAGGATGCACAATGAAAAGCAAGACACTACTTGCAGCAATACAGCGGTTTAGTATGAATGGTACCCAGCATTGGTATGTTGTATTCTCCAATCTGTCATTATCGGATAAGACGAAGAAATTCACCACATACCAGCACGCTCACGAGTACGCGATCAAATATGTTCTTGCAAGGAACATCACCGTATATGATTAGATTGAAGGGGATGGAATGAAATACAAAGGCTGGCTGTGCGAAGCGTGTAATCATACTCCAGGTAGCTCGGGAGATTCCATTGAACGCCTTGCGAAATTGATAGTATATCTAAGGAAGCATGGAGGCAACTGTGACTAATGAAATCCTGAAGGCTGCACTTTATTATGCAAGCATTGGTTGGAAAATCGTGGCCCTCGCCCCCGGCCAAAAGATTCCTATAACAAAGAATGGAATAAAAGATGCAACAACTGATGTGAGTAAGATTAACGAGTGGTGGGCAAAATGGCCAAGTGCCAATATCGGACTGGCATGTGGTCCCGAAAGTGGCGTTTATGTTTTAGACATCGACATAAAGGATAATATCAATGGCTTCGACTCACTCAAAGAATTTCCGACTCTTCCTGTCACTGTTTGCCAAGATACTCCGAGAGGCGGCAAGCACTATCTATACCGTGCTGATGTTGCACCTGCTAACCGCAATAATTTTCGTCCTGGTGTCGATGTGCGTTGTGAAGGGTATTATATTGTCCTTGCACCAAGTACGCATCCAAATGGAGGAATTTACGCTTGGGCTGGCGGACACGCTCCGTGGGAAATCGTTCTATCGGCGTTTCCTGAATTCATGCGACCAACGACAAGAGCGCCGTGGGGAAACGAACAGGCCCAAGTAGCCCCCATTGTTCCAATTCGTAAGCAATTACCGATAAGTACCGACATTCTGAATCGGGCCAGTTTGTATTTAGCTCAATGCGATCCTGCTATCCAGGGATCGTGCGGGCACAATAAGTTGTTGTGGGCTGCGGTTGCATTAGTCCACGGGTTCCTACTGAGTGATAAGGAAGCATTTGACCTACTGGCACGCGAATATAATCCTCGATGTTCGCCACCGTGGGACTTGAGTATCCAGAAAGATCACAAAGATTTTTACCGCAAGATTTCAGAAGCGAGAAAAGTCACGCCACAAAATGCTCCCGGCTGGCTCTTAAATGATTCAGCTTATTCAGAAATTGATACGAGTATAGTAGATGTTGAAAAACTTCTTGGGAAGAAAAGCCCGCAGGCGACTTGCGCAACCGAGAATATATACTCGGTCCCGCTGCCTGTCGGCCTTCCTTCCCAAGACCAAGAATACCAATTCCTGATTCGCCCTACCGGACTACTAGGAGAAATCTGTTCATGGATCAACTCAACGGCAATCAAGGAGCAACCATTTCTCGCATTAGCGTGTACCCTATCATTTCTAGGGGCTCTCTTCGGGAGGAAAGTAAGAGACCAATTAGGATCGCGCACAAACCTGTATTGTATGGGTGTAGCACCGTCGAGCGCGGGCAAGGCCCACGCAATGAACCAGACGCGGCGACTTGCGATAGCTTCTGGTTGCAACAATCTAATAGGTGGATCAGACATTGCATCCGATTCAGCAATTGAGGAACGAGTCCGCCGAGAACCGTCAACGCTATTCATGCTAGATGAAATCGGTCACTTACTTTCGCATATTAAATCTGGTATTAGCAAGAATCATGCACAGGTAGTCGCCACCCTCATGCGACTTTACTCGGCTGCCGGAAGTTCATACCTCGGGAAGGAATATGCCGAGCAAGAAAGACAACGCACCATCCTACAGCCGTGCTGTAGCATCTACGGAACTTCGACCATCGAGAGATTCACGTCTGGTCTATCTCCGATGGAACTTCAGGACGGATGGCTTAGCCGCTGTTTAGTCTTCTCAGCAAACGGTAGTGTACGCAAGAAGCGCGGTAGAATGGAGTCACCAGTTCCGCAATCACTAATAGATCAAGTTAATGCTTGGCATATCCGAACAATCACCAGCGAAGGAAATCCGATAGTATCCCAATTCGTTAATCCATCTGGAGGTACGCAACCACCTGAGCAAATCGTTGTGCCGACCAGTTCCGAGGCTGAGAGGATTTTCGTAGCGTTCGATGACGAATGTGAGCAACTCGGTCAATTCAATCCCATGATGGTCTGCCAGTGGGCTAAGGCTGAAGAAAATGCGCGCAGAATTGCCCTGATAATTGCGTGCGGAGAAAATTTCGACAAGCCAGAAATCTCAGCCAGCGTAGCGAACTATTCATGCAGATTGATTCGGTATATTATGAGAGCGTTCGATGCAACTGTCGTACCTGATATCGTAACCGGCGACACGGAACTTCAGAAGAGAAAGCTGTTCAAGATAATCGAGAATACTGGAATTGAGGGTTGCATTAAGAGGGAAATCACAAGGCGCTCACAAGACCTGCGCAAGAATGACCGCAGCAGACTCCTGGATGATCTTATCGAGAGTGGTGAAATAGCAATGGAGCCGTACAGAAATGGAACCGCGCTTTCTGTCAGGTTCTGGACCGCTGCTCTATACCTGAAGAAAATAACCAATGCAGCCGGAAGTAATTAGAATCGCCCTGCCGCTTCCTAATGCCGTACTGTCACCAAACAGTACCATAGGCAGTTTGGGGGGGAGGATGATGAAAGCGACTGCGACTAAGAAATATCGCCGCTTAGCCTGCGAGGCCGTAGAAGCCGAGAGAGTCGATTCTGCGCCGTGGGAGGTAGTTATGGTAAAAGCTACCTTTTATAAGCCCAGACGCAGCAGATTCGATCCTGACAACGCAGCGGGGTCGCTAAAGGCAGCCTACGACGGTATTGTGGACGCAGGGCTGGTCCCCGATGACGATATCGACCACATGAAGCGAGAAATGCCTGATTTAGCCATTGACAAAGAGAACCCTAGGGTTATGATAGAGATTACAAGGATCAAATGATATTGGGGAGAACCATGAAAAGAACACCAGCAAGAGATTTAGTGAAAGTCGCCATGAGTAACCGAAAACCAGACACTTGGTTCGATAAACTCACCCGTGAAGACAGGAACTATATCGAGGATGTTATCGAGGTTATGAAACTCACTGGGGTTTCGACCTTCCATTCCGTTTCTGCGGCATTGAAGAACGAATTACATCTTCTTGTTGGTCTCAGTACAATCAAGGACACATTGCAGGAGAAATACAAATGTCAAGGCGAAATCCAAAAGAGTTAGTCGCTAAAGCAGAGCAAGTTCCGGTCGAAGTTAAACTCGCCAAGGCAACTGAAGATGCTGCTTCACTTAGGAAACAAAACAAGAGGATTATTTCCTCCGCTGTCGAGTCTGAGAAGCGCCTAGATGCGTTACTCTCGATCACTGGCGAACCAGCAATGCGTAGGTTCGAGAAGTTCAAGAGGTCTGAATCGGATGGAGTGGCCGTCGTTGTACCCGCCACCGATTGGCATGTTGAAGAGCATGTATTCAAGAGCGCAGTCAACGGAAAGAATGCGTTTGATCTCAAGGAAGCTGAGTATCGCATCAAGCGCTTCTATTCTAAGATCATTGAATTGATTGAGTGGCAGAATCATCTGGCTCCGGTCGTTGAGATTTGGCATCCTCTATTGGGTGATCTCATGTCGGGTAACATTCACGAAGACCTATCCGAGACCAATGAGCTAAGCCCGACTGAGACATGCGTATTTCTACGCGATCAGATTTATTCCGGCATCGACATGCTTCTCCGGGAAACGAAACTGCCGATTGCGATTCCGACGTGCGTCGGAAATCACGGTCGCACAACCCAGAAGATGAGAATCAAGACGAGCACTAAGAATAGTTACGAGTGGTTGCTTTACAAGACACTAGAGAAACTGTATGAGAAACACCCACGAGTCGCCTTCTATGTTGGAAATGGATACCACAACACACAGACGATTATGGGTCGCAAGGTCCGCTTCCATCATGGAGATGGTCTTCGCTATCAAGGCGGTGTCGGTGGACTCACTATACCTGTCAACAAATCCATCTCGCAATGGGATAAGGTTAGTTCCGCCGACTTCGATATTTTCGGACATTGGCATACGTTCCTTCTTGGATATCCCAAATGGGTCTCGTGTGGCAGTCTGATGGGATACAGTGAATACAGTCTGTTCATTAAGGCTGAGTATCAAGCGCCGACACAAACTTTCATCGTCATTGATCGACGATACGGAATGACACTAGCGACACCGATTTTCCTTACACCACCAAAGAGGAAGTAACCATGCGAACATTTGACACTGGAGCAACCCGCGACACCGACACATCTAAATTGGATTTCGACGGGTTCCTGAGTCCTCTCGTTCTGAAGCGATATGCCGAGTATCTCAACAAGCATCGCGTGCAAGCCGATGGAAAACTCCGCGATAGTGATAACTGGCAAAAAGGAATTCCAATTACTGCATACATGAAATCTCTATGGCGACATTTCATTGATATGTGGACATTCCATCGCGGCTATAATCCGAAAAGCGATGGTGCATTTGAGTTCGAGGAATCAATCTGCGCCGTCATCTTCAATGCCTCAGGTTATCTTCACGAATTGCTGAAAGCCGACATCCGGGAAAACTCACTCAATGAATTCATTGGTGATTGTTTCGAGGAGGAAATGATTTAGTAAGGTAGCAAAATGAAACTAGCGAGCGCTCGTGATGTATCTGCTGTATTGAAACTCCTCAGAGAGAAGCATCCTCTGAATCGGAGATTACGAGTTAGGGTGATTCCTATGGCGGGGCATGGCTCAACTTGCATGAATGATTTCGAGCGTCTTATTACAATCAGTTTACGTGAGCAAGATAACGCTTCCGAACAAGTTAATTACCTCATCCACGAGTATGCTCACGCAATGGAATATGACAAGTTAGGCATACACTCAAAGTTATGGGGGCAATTACACTCAAAAATTTACACTACCTGGGTCCAGAATTTTTAGGAGAGAGCAATGCCGTACATCAAACAAGAGTCGCGGGCTAGAATCAATTCGTACCTTCACGAATTGACCGATCAGATTCAGATGATGGAACCCGATGATCTCAAGCGTCCTGGAATTGTCAACTACGTTATCACTCGAATAGTTGCCACTGTCTTAAAACCCAATGAGGAATGGTCCTACCA